TCAGTGGCCGATCCAGCAGCGCCCGGTGCCTACCCGATCACCACCTACACCTGGATGTTCCTTTATCCGCACTATGCCGATAAAGCGACAGGGCAGGCCCTGCGCGATTTTGCCGAGTGGGGCTTAACCCAGCAAGCCCAGAACTTTGGCGCGCAGCTTGGCTATCTGCCCCTCTCCGAAGATGTCAAGGCGATCGGCAAGCAAGCCCTGGCTAGACTCGCCTATTGATCGCGGACGGCGGCCCGCCACTTTGTTGTTGGGCTCACCGGAACGGGTGGACCGCGACGTGCCGCGGCGCTGGCAAAGGAGCATGTCAGCGAATAATCAAGCCGACTCGTCGTCACCGCGCCCTAGCGCTCGGTTGATTTGGACTCCTGTCAGCACCTTGCGAACACTGTCGGCAACAATGGTTGGAATCTGCGGCGTCGTCAGCGTGCTCGTTTTGTCGAGCCAGATCGATGAAAAAATGCTTCCGTCAGCCAACCACACCGTCAAGGCGAAACCGGCCAGTTCATCGGGACAGGAGTCGATTGCTAGCTCAACGTCTTTGCGCAATCGATCCGCAGTCCTTCGACTCGCCTCTTCACGGGCTGACGGCATCAATCGCAGCTCGCCGCCGCTCTTGAACCTGACCGCGCGCACGCGCGTGCGAAATTCATTCATAGAAATCGCCCTCGAGCTCCACGCGCACGCGCAATCTTGTCGGTGCGCTGATCATTATCCATGATCTCAAAATCGCGCGCCTGTTTCCTGACCTCGCGCAACGCCGCGGCTAGTAGGATGCCCCACCACATAGACCGAGTTTCTACGTCGTCGAAACAGCCGAAGACGTCTCGGAACCGGTGGTGCGGCTGTTTGTTGTCCTTCGCCTGTTGCTCACCGAGCAGGAGCGCGTCGAGGGCGGCCTTCAGCCTGTCGCCATGGGCGCGGCTTTCGACGTGAACGGATTCCAGCACGACGAACCGGTGATAAGGCTGCGCCGAGTCGTCGTCCTTTGCCGCCGTGCGCTCCTTGGTCGTCACCACCACGCGGACCGGCAAGCCGCCCTGATTGTCACCGAAATACCGCGGCACCGGCAGCTCATAGCCAATCAGGCAAACCGAAACGATCGAGGACTTCTTTTCCGCCGCCCTGAAGGCATGGCTATTGACCAGGCGCGCGCGTTCGCGGGCGATCGTGGCCGGCTTCTGGCGCATAATGATTTCAGGCCCTCTTGGTAGCCACGTTGCGTGCTCGCAATTGAATCACTTGAGCGTAGGCTCTGAGCGTCGGCGCATTCGCCGCCGCACACATTCTAGCGAGAGCCGATTTGTGCAGAGTGCGCGCCGTTTCCCGTGAAGTATGGACCTGACTGGCAAGATCAGACCATGACAGCGGCGGGTCGAGAGCGCGGCCGTAAAAGATTTTCTGCTCACGCGACCACGGCCACGATGGCACCGCCTCGTTGACCCAGGACATGGCCACAAGATAGTCCTTAAAATCTCGTGGCCCAGGCTCGAACGGCGGGCGCCAGTCGTGCGTCGGATCAACGTCCTGCGGCTCGGTGTGACCTTTCAAATCTGCCAGCACCGCCGCGTTGGTTCGGTCCGGCTTCAAATCCATCTTTATTAATCGATCGTAGCAAAGAGCCCGCATCACTCGCCCCTCGCACATCTGCAATGTGACGGAGCCGCATTCCTCGTATTTGATAAGCGTCGCGTCGCGCCACCATTGTCTTGCGTCAGGAGCCTCGCCGTTGGGCGCTGTGCCGGCACGCGCTGCCTCCCTATCCTCCTCCATCTCGCGCGCGAGATCGGCCGCCTCGGCGTCCGCTAGGGCCTGTAATAGCGTTCGCTCCGAGACCATGATCCCGGCCTTGGACTCGGTGATAGGCTCGGGCAGCGGCATCTTCCATTTGTCTGGGAACAACGGCTGCCAGATCTCAACCTCGAGCCAGCGCGGCAGAGGCTTCGGCCGATCGTTCTTGCATTCGACCCAGTGAATTTTCTCGGACTTTGGATCGCGAAACCGCATGGCGATGAATTCGCGCCCCGCCGCCTGCACCCTGACTTGCACATGCAGCGGCACGTGGGTTAAGGAGCGATACCACGGCGCGCTCATGCTGCGGCAGCCTCGTCGGCTTCGTCGAGCGATTCGACGATTGAAGCGAATGCTGGCGTGAAACTGCCGACCAAATCCTCACCACCCTCATCCTCGCTTGCCGGCCCCGTCTCATGTAATCCGCAGAGCTCGGCCAGCGCTTGAATGGTGGCGGGGTCGAGTTCCTTACCTTCCCACGAGGCGCGAATCGCATCGCGCGCAAATTGCGCCGCCCCGTACAACGCTTCGAGGTGCGCCTCTACGACGTTCTGCTCGCTTGTCTCGGTTTGATTGACAGCTTCCATAAGCATCCCCCTAGGCGCGGAAAGCACGCCATGCCGAATTCAGTTATCGATGGAAGGACGCTGTGAGCTCGGCGGTTGTCGCCGGACAATTCCCGCCTATATATCCGAAAACGTACATGCGTTGAACCCCTCAAACGCCAAAAGGCGCCCCCCGTGGCCCGGAGGAACCGGGAGCCACGAGGGGCGCAATTGCGCTAGCCGCTGGGGGTCGACCGAAGGGGAATACGGTCCCGGTCGCGCAAGCCGGTGTCAGAGCATACGGTTAAACAATCCGAAGGCCAGGATGACGATGGAGAGAAGGATGGCTACTCCTAACCGGCGATCTTCAACCGTTTCGCCATGCCAGAGGCGCAACAGAGATCCCGTCAGTGACCAACGAGGATTCGGATCACGTGAATCAGTGTATCGAAGAACCCGGCGATCTGCGTCGCTGCTACCGGGATCAAGCCCGTTAAGATGTCCTTGACCCACTTCTCCGCTGCTCCCGAGCGCTTCTTTTCGATGCTGGCGAGGCGTTTCTCGAGCCGATCGAACCGATGCAGCACCTTCGAATGGCCCGCCTCGATACGATCCAGCTTGCCGATGGCCGCCGCTTGCCGCTCGACCACAATGCCCAGCATGTAGTGAACTTTCCCGCATTGCCGTTTCTCACGATAGCCCCCGATTATTTGATGATGGATTTGACGTATGCGGTGCATACGGCAGCATGAGCAGCATTGCGCCGCGCCACAGCTTGGGCGGTGATCTCATGCCCAGCCCATGCGGCGTTGACGTCCACGACAGTCAAAAGCGCCCCATCCGCTCTGGTACTAGGAAACGATTTCATCGTCGGCAAATTGTCAAGTGTGCCGAGGCATTCCGGAGGCGGATCGGGCAATGCCCGCTCGACCTCCACCGGAACATCGGTCTCGCAACCACCAAGGAGCAGCGCGAGCAAGACGAGCAGGCGTTTCATTTGTAAACGCCTTTAATGGTCGTGTTCATGATGTCGATTTGCGTCTTGGTCGCCCCACACTTGGCGGCGGCGTTCGCGTTCTTGATCGCCTCCTCGATGGCCGCAGCCTTGGCGACGTCAGCCGCTTGCGCCGAGTGTTCAGCGAGATCGAGCTTCGCGCGTACTTTGGTAAGCTCGGCGGCAGTGGCGGCGGCCTTCGCCTTGTTCTCGGCTTCGATCGTCGCCTTCATCTGCTCAGACGCGGCAGTCATGGCATCGGTGGCGTGGTGCGCGCCAGCGAACCATCCACCAATGAAGATGAGCGCGCCACTGATCAAGCCAATGATGATGCCTTGGAAGATATTCATTGGAACGGCCAATAGGGCTTAGGCTTGTCGATCGGTGTCGCCTTGACGATCGCCTTCACCTTCGTAGCGGGTGGCGGCGGTGGCGTCGGAGCGACTGCGGGCGGAGGTGTTGTAGCGGCAGCAAGCTGCTGCTTCAGGATCGCGATCGAGGCGTTGGCCGTGGCGAGCTGCTTGGTCAGATCATCATTGAACGTCTTGAGGCTGCTGATCTGCGTGTTGTTTAACCCCTGCTGGCGCTCAACGCCAAGCAGGTAGCCTTTTTCATAGACGTGATGGCGTGCAGCTTCCCAGGCGACGATGACGAGAGCAACAACGATGCACCACGCGACCACCGGGCCAACCAGGGTGACCAGCCAGGTCCACAGGCGCTTAACCGTTACCTGAAGGAGTCCAGTCACCACGCTTGTAATCTTGGAGATGAAACTCCTCAAGGAGACCCGCGACGACAATGATCGCCAGAGAGACGCAAACCATGCCAATGATGACAGGATTAGAGACCATACTTTGGAGAGCATCGGAGACTCCTTTTGCCGTGTTGACTTGATCGACGAGCGTGCATGCTGACCCGATACCCAGAAACGACTTCAGCCATGCGATTAGACGAAGCTTGCGCGAGAACGGACGGATATCCGGCACCGTCGCCGTGTCGCGATCGGGGAGACCGGCAGGTAGTGGTGGAACCGGATCGTCCTCGACAGGCTTCGGCGGTTTGGTAGCGGGCGGCAGCGGAGACGCCTTTATCGTCAGATCGAGCGCGGTCGCTCGAACGCGCGCCTCGCGTTGCACCCAGCCATTGCGAAACTTGCGGTTCTTAGGTTCTCTGGAGATCTTCTCGAGGAAGGATTTGCGCTCGTCCTGAAAGTGGTTGATGAGATCCTCGAGCGAACCGTAGCGGCGAATCCCGAGCAATGTGTCGCCGGTAATTTCATCGCCCTTGACGCCTACCAGCGAGTTGAGCGTTTCAGCCGAGCGCGCATTTCCAGAATTGACGCCATAGTCGACCACGGCATAATCAACACCAGAAGGAAGATCGTCGCCGCGCAGCGTATCCCAATAGTCGCGCTTATAGATGGTATCAGCTTCCTTCGGGGTAATGGCTTTGACCTTGGCAACGAGATCATCCCATCCATTGGCGCCACGCTTGGGCAATGGCACGCCCTCGGTGCGCGCGATGTCAGTGATGTTGATGCCGCAACATGTCGGGCCACCGCTATCACCTCGCACGTTCTCGTAGGCGGTCCCCTCGTCCTTCAGCACGCGCTGAAAGAACAGTTCGTAGTTGGCTTGCATTGATCCCCCCAGATCAAAAGATGCAAACTTCAGATGCCAGAGTTGATGGTCATGTGCCCGTGAATTGCAGTCAAGGATGGAACTGCTGCGGCATTAAAGGTGACGGTGTGACCGCCTCCGAAGTTGGCCGCCATGGTGCGATCGACACCACCGCCATCGCGCCACGTACCACTTGCGCCGGTCGCTGCATTGTAGAAGGTCGTGGCCGGTGACGTTGACCGCATATGCACCGGAAGCGTAGCAGTCATATAAAGCGTCTGTGCCGAGCCAGCATTGTTGACGCTGAGGATTGAGCTAGCGTCGGTGAGTGTTCCCGGCGCCACGCCTTCGTCATATGTCTGCCAGTAGTGACGATAGCACTTGTAAAGATCGGTAGAGTGATCGGTGCGCTCGAAAGCCGTCACCGAAGCAACGTTGGTAGCACCCACCTCGAGCTGCACATCGTCTACAGCGAACCAGTCGTTGGTACTCGCCGATCCGGTTGGGACCCAACTGAATTGCAGCTCGGCGCACGTGATGTTGGTCGGAAGAGTCGCCGACAATGTCGACACATATTTGGTTGCCGTCGTGGTAATTGCGATCGTCCCGGTGATCGGCTGCGTCTCGCCGGTATAAGCCGAACCTATGCGCTTGCCGACTGAGCCGGTTCCAACGCAAAGCGTGTATGTCAAATTGCCTGACGTTGGCGACCAATTGGCTCCTGCCTGCAACACCATTTGCATTTGAACGGGCAGACCGGCCATCTTAAGCAGCTCGTCAGTGTCGAGCGGAAAGCCGAAATACATGGTGCCAGTGCCGTTCTGGCCGTTGTTGCGCCAGACCTTAGCAGCATACAGCGATTGCGGGACGAGACCGGCTACGCGATTGACAACCGATGCTTGGTTGGAGCCGGTCGAGAGATACCAGCCGTCGCACGTATAAACGCTCGCCGTTCCTGCTGCGACCGCGATCGACGTGCCACGCTGCCAGACTTCCAAACCACCATTTCTGCCGACAATGTTGCGGTTGGAAGGCGATGCCGTGGATAGCATGGTAATCCATGGATCAAGTTTCCATGCAGCCGACGACTGACTGTACCGCATCGTCACTTGGCTATTCACGGAGATGTCGCCGGGTTGTAGTGCGGTGCCATCCCAACGAAGAATGCTGATCGCTCCGGTGCCATTGACATTCGCCGTTGCCGCGCCGGTATTGGTATTGGCTGGCATGAAGCGAGCGACCATGCCGGAGAACAGCGCCTTCGGCATTACGAAGGAAAGCGGAGATGCCAGCACGTATGCGGTGGCGGTGCCGCTATCCGAATAGTGCAAGCCGCCAGATGCATAGCGTGCCACGGCCTGCCCGACCATCGTGAGATCGGTATCTGCACCAGCCGCAAGGTTATATGCGTCGAGCGTGATACCAGCTTGGGTGCACAGATTTGCCAGCTCATTGCCGCGTGCATCGTCCTCGGCAGCAGTCAAGAATCCCGTATGGGCCGGATCGGTGTTATCGGTCTTGCTATCCCAAGCGCGCATTGCTTTCCCCTATGAAGCCGTATTGAGGTTGTTTGTACCGGCGCTGGAATATGATCCAACGTCTGCACCACCATTCCAACAATCGATCGTCCCGGTACTGAATACGCATCCGCCCGTGTAGCCACAAACGACAGCGCCGACGGTGTAATAAAACCAAGCCGTGCCCTGCACGTTGCAGCCGATGAGCTGCACGGTATGAGAGGGCACCGTGGCATTACCGTTGATGAGGACGCCATTACCATTGGCCGTCATGCCGACAAAGGTGTTGAGTTCCAAGGTCGCGAGACCCTCCACGCATTCGGCATACAGCGCCCAATAGTTGGCCTTGGCGAGGAAAGCGTTCCTGATAGTGACGTCCCGCAAACCGAGAAGACCTTGCCCTGGCGGGCTTCCTTGGCGCGCCGAGCCATAGAGAAACATCGGGTAGTCCCAGCACCCGGACCCGGTGATCTTGATGTCTTCAAAAATCGATTCATCAGGCTGGAATGTCGCATCGCCGCCGAGATAGATGCCGGTACCAGCATTAGCGCTACCGGGCGACCAGATGCACAGGCGGCGCATTCCACCCGCCGTGACCCCATTGGCGCCCGTGAATCGGAACTTCACGGGAGCGATCGATTTCGGCGACGTCATTTGCATGACGGTCCGGTTCGGGTCGACGCCATGCAACGTGACTCCGTTGCAAAGGTATTCACCACCCGAGAGCGCGCAGCTCCGTGGAACGTGCACCGAATAACACTTGGTCGCCTGCGCCGCGCCGAGAGCCGCGAGCATGGCATTGCGATCGTCGGTGACGGAATCGAGCACTGCGCCGCACCAGCGGAGATCAATGTGCGGCGCGGGGACTCCCTCCCACCATGAACCGTCAGACATTGAAAGAGCGAACTGGTGGGAAGGCTGCGCGGCAACGCGCCGATAGATGACCATCGGAGCATCGCCAGCGCAATAATATCCAACCAGCGCGATTGCGTTGTCGGTTATTCCCGTAGCGGATTGTGCCGCTGCGTAGGTTTCGAAGAAGATCATAGAGCCTTCTGATTATTGGAACCATTCGACCCAGACTTCGCCGCGTGCGCCAGCGCCAGCCGTGTTGCCATTTGCGCCTGCTGCACCGCCTCCGCCCGGAGTCGTGCCTGGATTGCCGCCACCCGTTCCACCCAAGCCACCCAAACCACCGAACATGGACGAACCGCCCTTGCCGCCGTAGTAGAGAATTGCTGAGCCGGAGTAGCCTTGAACGCCACCGCCCGACGGCTCTCCAATTTTGTTGATGTAGCCGTTACCTGACGACGAGCCTCCAGTCTGTGAGTTGCCGACGGTATTCGCGCTGATCAGGAGTCCACCCGTGCCGCCACCGGCCGAATACGTTGTAGCGCCGACGACGACAGAGGAGAGCCCGCCATTGCCACCGTTGCCACCGCCTGTTCCAGCCGCGCCGCCTAAGCCTACCGTGACCGTGAGGTGCTGGCCGCCTGTAACCGCAACAGACACTTCGTTGTAGGCGCCGCCGCCACCGCCAGCAGGACCGCCATTGCCCGAGACGAACCCACCGCCGCCGCCAGCGCCCCAGATGCGCAGGCGGACGATCGTTACTTGGGAGGGGACGACAAAAGTTCCTGACGCCGTGTAGACGGTCCGAGACGGAACCAACAGATTGGTGAGAACCGTATTGGATATCTGCGACAACAGTACCACGTTGGCCCATGGGCAGAGCCGGAACTTGCCTGATGACGAATTGTAGATGATGGCAGTCAGGCGGCCTGAAACAAGTTCGCCGCCCACTAAGGCGACACCGGAATGATCGACGAGGGCGACCGCGCCATAGGAGTTGACGTTGACGGTCGACGCTCCGGTATTGGTGGCGCCCGGATAGAAGATCACCATCATGCCGTCGAAATAAGCCTTCGGCATAATGAAGGAGCCGGAGGCGCCAATGACGTAGGCATTAATTGCGCCAGTGTCGACGCCGAAGACGCCGCCCGAGGCATAGCGCGCGAGAGCCTCTGCCAACATGTAGAGGTTGGTATCGGAGCCGACATTGTAGGCGTCGAGCGTCAAGCCAGCGGTTGTGACCGCATTGTTCAGCTCGTAGCCGCGAGGGTTTTCCTCGGCAGCAGGAAGCTGACCCGACTCGGCTGGTGCAGTGTTGTCGACCTTAGTGAACCAAGTGCGCATCGATCAGCCTCTTAGCAAGTGCGGGCAGCAGGATTCTGATTCCAGAGAATGATCACGTTCGCTGGGCATAGCTCGTTGATCATGCACTGGAAGAACGTGAACGCGCCGGATGCAGAAATTCCATAAGGCACGGGATAACCAGAGCCGCTCTGCGGGCTGGTTCCGCCGTAGGGATAGCCAAGGAAGTTGACGCCAACGACGTCGATATAAATACGGAAGCGCCCACCCTTCGGCAGATTCTCTTAGTGGTATGGATATTTGAGCGGATAGGCGCAGAGTCGCTGCACGTATTCGCCGGGAGTGATGCAGATCTGGAAGCCGAACAGCGCTGCAATGTTGTACCAAGCCTGGAGCGTGGTATAGCGCTGCTTGTTCAGGCGAAACATCACCCACGCCTGCCGCTGTGCCAATGTCGGGGCAATGGGAATGCAGGCACTCGGAAGCCCAACAGCCGTTTCCCAATCTGTGATGCAGTGGACGGTTGTTCTCGGATCTAGCTCTGCCGTCATATTGCAAAGCGCATTCCAGGCATCGTCAAAGGCGCCGGCGATACCGGCAAACAAGCTGTAGAGATTCTTGCCAACAATCCTGAACGCATCCCAGGCATAACCGGTCGGCAAATGGCGCTGGAGCGCATCCTTCGAGTTATTGGTCGGTGTCAGCCATCCGCAGCCCATTGAGCGCTGCCGTTAGTTCGGCCAAACGATCGCGCCGAGCGTCGGGATGGCATCGACGCTAAAGCCGGGCGTGGTGCCTGCAATGAGGTTGCCGGTCGGTTGTGATACCGTGAAGGTGGTCAACGCCTGCCGCGTCTGCGTATCAAAGGCTTCGAGGATGGCGCAACGATATTGATCTTGGTACAGCGTCCCGCCCCAGCTCACCTGCTCATTGAAGAATTGCGTCAGGATCGCCTGAATCGAGGCACGCATACCCGGCGTGTCCGGAGTTAAACTTGTAAACGTAAAGTTTACAGCGAACTGCAAGGGCGACATCACGATCAGATCGGCTGATGCCATATGCGCAGGCATGACCTCATTGATCAGGATGTTCTTGACGTTGGTCACGTCCTGAGCGCTGGGGAATGGATTGGCCGGGTTGTTCATAAGGAAGGCGAGTTTGACCTGCCCTTCCGACGGCCAGCCCGATGCAGGCGTTACTTGTGCTGTGCGGATCATGACGCGCGCGACATTCGGATAAGTCATAACGACTTCTTGGATCTCGTTTGACGTGAACATACCGAAGTCGGTGCCGAGCGCCTGCAATGTGCGGGCACGATAGGAAGCATCAGTCTCGGTATCAGCGCCGCCCGATACGCCGTAGAAGGTGACGTATGCTGTCGAATTAGCGCCAGCCGGTGCACTTGTGAGTGTCAGCGACGCACCGGAAGACAGGTTGGTGATTTCACCTGTCGACGTTGCCTGGACTTCTACAGAGGCAAAGGTTGACGTGGCTGTTATGCCGCCTGAGGCTGGACTGCCAGGGACCGATGCCATCAGGTAGGTGAAGGTAGTGGCAGACAGTGCCGTGACCGTGTACGTGCCATTGTAGGTCGACGGAATGGCCCCGGAGACCGTGACCGACATTCCGGTCGCGATCATGTGCGGGTTGACAGTCGTGAACGTGGCATTTCCGTAAATATCGGTCGTCAGCGACGATGCCGTAAATGGATTGGCAATGATCGGCGTGTCGAATTTAGTGGCATAAGTGACGCCGTTGGCGGTCATCTGCGTGCCACCAGGGATGAGGGTGCTCGCCGTTCCGCCGATGCAGATGAAGCCCGCCGCAGTCGTCGCCGGGTTGGGTTGCAACTTGGTGATTGCTTGCCACCAACCGCTGTATAGAGTGCCGTCAGCGGTCGCCGTTTGTGGCCATGGCTCCTTGTCGACCCACCTCTTCATTGCGACATACCAATCGGTGAGGCCGGAACCGATCGAGGTGATAAGGCCGCCGATCAACGATCGCCGTTCGGTAGACGTGTCGAGCGTTGGCAGGTTGTTTCGGATGTAATTGCGTAACGAGTTGACGACGGTCAAACGTGACGGAATCGTTAGCGGCATCGTCGTCCCCCTTAGCTCGATGTAATTTGGACCAAGATTTTGTCGCGCAAGAGAAGGCCGTAAATCGTGGCTTGGGCCAACACATACGACTGCGAGATCTTGTCGCGATTGAATTTAATTGCCAAAGTGACCATAACCGTGCGCGTCTCCGTGTCGGAGCCGATGGTCGCGGAAAGGCCGAGCGCCAACGAAGTGTCGAGCATCCAACCATGGGATGCTTCGACCTCGGCGCTCAGCGCTGCCAAGATGGCGGGCGTCATACGGCTCTGCTCATAGAGCCAAAGGCCCGAACCAAAATTGTCGCCTGCTACTAGCGGAACAACATTGCCGATCCGGCCACGTCGACGCATCGGGTCGACTGCCTCGTCTTTGGTGGCGCGGCGATCGGAGAACAGCGAGACGAGATGCGCGGTGTCGAGACCTTGCGTGACGATGAGATCAGACGTCGCCGAATCGATCGTGGCGTCCATCACGTTCTCAAAATCGGGCGTCAGCAGTAAATCCGTGAAGCGAGTGGTATTGAAGATCGTCTGGTTGGTCATATCAGCCGCTCTTGGTCTTCGTGGCTGATGCGATCAGAACGGCGCCACAAGCGGCGGTGTCGCCATTGCGTGCCACGCCCTTGCCGCCATTGATTGTCTTCGAAGAGCCGGTAACGATCGCCGTGGTTCCATGGCCGAGGATCGGGCACTGATGAAGATCGCCAATACGGGCGACGAATTTCCCTTCAGCCTTCAAATTGGACGATGCGGTAATGATGGTGCCGCCATGGCTTGACGTGTCACCTAGACGTACAATGAATTGGCCCATGATCGTTTGCTAGTTAGCTATTAATATCGACGATACCGCCGGTTGAATTGATGAGGACGTTGCTATTGGCATTGATGGTCAGCACGCCATTGGTGCCAAGCGTGAAGGTTCCGCCCTCGCAAGTGAAGGTGATGCTGCCATTAGGAGCGCTAACGGTGATGTTGGCATTCGGAGAGACAATATTGACGTTGCCGTTGGCGTCGAGCTTCACATACTGCTGCTCATCGTGGTTCTGCAGCGTGACCTCGCCCTCTTTTTGCTGATCGATGCGATTGGCCGGGCGCGGCATAGCGATACCGATCGCTTTGCCCTCGTCGCCATCGGGGACCAAAATCAACATTTGGGCGTTGCTGTGTGGAACAGACTGAATACCGAATGGCTCGACTACGATGACGTTCATGCGCTTGCCGTCGGTCTCAACCTCCGTGAGCTTATACGGCCCCTTGTCGTCCGATACTCCGGTAAGCTGTCCCCAGCGGATGTTGCGGTCACTCATAGCAACCTCAATCGCTATTAATGCCTGCATCGGCTGGATTGACAGGCCCATACGCGCCGACGTCTGGCGTGCCCGCCCCATAGCTGCCCGTGCGCTGCCCAGCCGCTGCCGAACCTTCCGCGTTTTCATCAGCGGTAAAGGCATCCGGCAAGGTGCAACTGACTTCCGTGTATTCGCCGCCCTGCCATGTTTTCTTGAAACGAACGTCAGTGATCAGGAAATCACCAGACAATTCCCAATGCTGATCAAAGACGGTGATGGTGTAGCCCGGCCACCAGAGCCAGCCGATGGCTCCGTAGAAGCCGGGGACGGTGGCTATGTATTGGAAGCCCCGTGCTTTGGCCTCGTTAGAGCGCCAACGGGCCGATTTATGCGGTGAACCTCCAGAAAGCCTTTCGAGCCACGACAATGCAGCCGACGTTCCCCACGGACATCAGTGCAAGACGCAGTTCCCCAATTCTTCTGTAGCGGGTCGGCTTGAGCGGTTGGCTCGCCCTTGGATTTGCTTTCCCACCAATTCTTGTCGTTGGTCGATTTCTGTCCATTAACGGCTACCAGATTATGCCGGTTGAGATCACTATTGCGGTATTGGCTGCGCTGTACGTTGTTGAGCGGATCGTCGCCATAGGTCGACAGCAGGTAGCCAGCGCCGCGCAAGCGCTGATTGCGATCGATGACGATGTTGCCCTTGCCGTCGGTATGCAACAGCACTTGGCGCTTTTGCGCCCAGGCATCGATGAATGAAAAGCCGCGATCATCGATCGAGGCGGACACTTGCTCGCCCTGCTGGTAAGGATCAGGTCTGATGTTGTCGATCACGCCTATATGGCTCAGTCCCATGACGCCAAGCGTCTGGGTAATGAGCTGTTGGAGGGTGACCGGCGGCTGGATCTTGAGGCCGGGACCAACCGTCGAGTCGATGAAGTCCTGGGTATTATCCCGGCACACTACGTTGTTGTGATGGTGGCTGATATCTAGGTCGCCGAATACCTCATGCACGTGACCGGTCAATACCGGCTGGCCGTCGATCAGGACAATGGCGCTGTCGCCAACGTGCATTGGCAGCACAATGCCCGGTTGGGCGCTCATCTTGATCATGGCTTGGCCGCTGACCTTATCGTGAGCCTGATCGACGTGGACTTCGAGCCACCCGCTCAAGGGAATGCCGTTGGCGAGGACCGTGACCAACGACATGATCAGCCCCTAGTGAATTGATTAATTAGTGATCCTGGCCAACATGGTTTTTGTGGCCGTGATGACTGCCACGATCGCGAACAACGCCGTTGGCTTCTCGAATAGCTTGACCTTCAGACGCGCCGCGTTCCAGCGCACCGTTCGCCACATGTGCCCATTGCCGGGCGGCCTTACCGCTCGTCGCCTTATGGGTGTGGCGGTGAGCATCGCTCTGAGTCCAGGGCATCAGATCCCCTCCTGTTCAGGTGCTTAGTTTGCAAATAGAGGGAACGCTTCAGTTCCGCGATCTCGCTCGCCTCAGACATCCAGTTGTTCACCTTGACGCAGCCTGGAAATTTGAGAGCGATCTCGGCCTGTTGACGTTTGATCTTCAAATAGGGAAGACACTTTTTAAGGATGGCCTGAGCCGCATCGGTGCGCTGCTGCCGCCATACCCATGCAGGCCTATTCCGCAAGGTCTCTCTGGTCTTTTGTGTAACCGACCCGCCAAGATAGGATCTCAACCAATCGAGAACTTCTCTGTTCGTATTCGTGACGTTCAGGAGAATGCGAAAACTTGGCGCGTGGTTCTTCTGTTCGCTGCCGCGATGTTGCCGAGCACGAAGGTGGACACCGATGCAACCTTCACCGTCAAGCAAACCCGCAAGGTAAGCCCAATCAGTTTCCGAAAACTCTTTTGGTTGATGCCACGGTGTCGGCGACACACCATGCTCAACGGGAATCCCGGCTCTGCGTTCCGCATTTCTGATTGCATTGCAGACGCGACAATAAGGACGGCGCCCTTTCGTCCGAAGCCCAACGTTGACGGAATTCCAAGGATGACCACGAACGCAGGTCTTGCGATCAAACAGATTCTCAGCTTGATTCTGATTAGCCATGTCAGCTCCCTTCTAGCTGAGGTGGTTAGAAGCGTCAGAGCGCTCGAACGCTCTGGCGCTTCGTCGTCTATAACATAGTTTACGATTCCCCTGGTTTGCTAAGTCTAGGAGCCCGTCTACTTGATGCGGACGAGAGCGCCCGGAAAGGGTCTGGTGGCGGGGAAATGGGAGGGTGAGGCCCGCCGTTGGCGGCCTCAGGCGGGTGCTAACCCCGCTTCTTGGGTCATTTTCATCGCTTCAGACAGACTCCTCCCCTGGGCCAGTTTGAGCAAGTTGT